GTTAAGACAGCCTATGCTAAACACTTGGAAGATAGTAAACCAAAGGAATAACAAATGAGCAGAGCCAGAGACATTGCTAACTTACAAAGTAGTAAGATTACTGCTGATGCAGGGATTGATATTGATAATATTAATATTGATGGCACTACGATTGCTATAAGTTCAGGAGATCTTACAGTAGACTCTGTGGCAGGAAATCTTATTTTTGAAGCTCATACAAATGACGTAACTATATCAGGGGCTGGAACTCCTGTAGGTAAGTTTACAAGAAATGGTGGGAACTTTGAAATTCACGCCTTAGAAAGCAACAAAGATATAAAATTTATTGGGGTAGATAGTGACGGAGCAGACCCTGTCGCACTTCAACTTGATATGTCCTTGGGCGGTCTTGCTTATTTTAATGCAGGGGCTGAATTTGGTGGGAATGTTGGTGTGGGGGCTTCATCCCCCGATCAAAAAATGCACCTCTACACTAGTTCAGGTACAACTTTATACAAAGCAGAAGTCAACGCAAATAGTACTGTCGGATTGGAAATTAAAAAAACAGGGTCAACTACTCAAACTTGGAGGATAGTAGACGGAGAAACTGTAAATGGTGCATTGCAGTTTTATGATGTTACCGACAGTAGAGTAAGCATGCAAATAGATGGCAGTGGTAATCTGCTGGTAGGTAGAAGTGCTTTAGGTATTTCAAACACAGGTCACACATTAGCTGCTGCTGGCTATGTAGAGTTTACTAGAAGTGGTGCTGCTGCTTTAAATGTAGGTAGAAATTCATCTTTTGGTGACATAGCAGATTTTTGGAAAGATGGAGCAAATGTAGGAAGTATTGGCTCTCCTTATGGTAATGAACTTTACATTGAAGCTGTAGGATCAAATTCATCAGGTTTGTTATTTACATCTGGCAATAGTATTCAACCACGAAAAAACAGTGCAGCCGATGATGGAAATATTAGTTTAGGTACTAGTGGTAATAGATTCAAAGATTTGCATTTACAAGGAATTGCTAATGCAGGAGGCTTTAGTGGAAAAATACACCCTGTTAATGGAGTAACAACAAACTATCTATCTTTAAAAGACAGCAACGAGCTTAACTTTTTTAACTCAAGTGATGCACCTCAAACATTACATATTAATTATGATACTGTTAATAGCGCAGGGGGTAATTTAGATTTATCTGGCAGTGCTGTTTCAGTGGTTCACAGTGCTAACAATTCAGAACCAACAGTAACAGTGAAGGGTCGTGGCACTGGTTATACACACGGTGCTATAGCTCTAAAGAGTTCTACTGGCGATGATGCTCGTGTCAGAGGACAGGGTATTTATCTTTTTAATGAAGAGAACGATACAACTTGGTATGCAGGAACTCCTTATTTGAACACATCAGCAGGGAGTAGACCATTTGATTTTAACTTTCAATCAAGCACAACTTCTCTTTCAGCAATAACAGCAACTAGTCCTACTTACACTGCATTTCGGATACACGCCTCTGGTGTTATTTCTGCCGTTGCTGGAATAGAACTAGGTAGTGCTGTAGATGCTACAGCAGCAAATACCCTTGACGATTATGAAGAGGGTACGTGGACACCTGGAAGTGGTTCAGGAACAATTGAAGGAACAAGTATTACGTATGCAGGCAAGTATACAAAAATTGGAAATACTGTTCATATTTGGTTTCAAGCTAACTCTGACTCAGGTAATATAAATATACCAAGTTACAAGGCTTTTACTGGGCTTCCTTTTACGGTTGATGCTAATGCAAAAGGAACAGGAGTGGTTATAACTGAAGATTTTGAAGTAGACGCTAGACAAGGGTTTGTTGTAACTGCAGCTACAACTTTGTGGATAGGATCTTGTGGATCATCTTCAGGCACAAATCAAATAACAACACAAGCTACATATAAAGTTTAAAAGGAGAATAACATGACAGAACAAACAAAAAGTAACGTAATAAATATTGATGGTGAAGAGTACGATCAAGAAAGTATGAGTAATGAGCAACAGTATGCAATCACTCAGATACGAGATCTTCAGATGAAGTCTAATCAAGCTAAGTTTCAACTAGATCAGATTGAAGTAGCGTTAAAGTTCTTTACTAATAACTTAATTGAATCAGTTAAAAAAGAACCAGAAAAAAAGTAGAGAGTAACTTATGTCCTTTGGTATACTATCCTATAGTGAAGATGCCTTTAGTGCCGAAGGTTCATCCAATCTTTATGTAACACTACCTAGTCAAAGCACTTTAGTACTTGCTCTAGGTAATGTTACAATTACTGGAGATGCTAATGTAAGTGTTGCTACTTATATAGCAAGTAATCAAACTGAATTAACTACCTCTACTAATGGAAATAATGTCACAGTAGTAGGTAGTGCAAGCTTTACTCCAACCTCTCTACTTCTTAGTGGATCAGTAGGAACTCTAACTACCACTGGTACAGCAACTTTTACTTTACCGTCAATACTTGGAACAACAAGTATAGGTACTGCTACTGTTTCTGGTAATGCCAATATTGATTTAAGTACCTTCTTAATAACATCATCTCTTGGTACTATTACAATATCGGGTACAGCAAGTATAACATTAGGTACAATACTTGCATCAGGATCTGTTGGAACTGTTACTATAAGTGGTGGTGCTAATGTAGATCTTACAAGTTTAACAGCTACAACTTCTGTCGGTACTGTAACAGTTGTTGGTGATGCTAATATAACACTACCAAGTACTTCTGTTTCTAGTGTACTTGATGGTAATAAAATTATAGTAATAGCTTTAAAAGCAGAAGGTTACGCAAGAGAAAGAACAGTATATGTAGATCATAGAGATAATAACATATCTAGCACTGTGCAAATACCAGAAGAAAATAGAGTTATTCAGATTGCAGAAAAGAAACATGAAGTTGTTTCAAAAGTATTACTAGCAGCATAAGGAAATAAGATGTCTTATAAATGGCCTAATAAAGATCCTGATGAATCTCTTGACTACAGTGTAGATTGGTCAAGATTTTTAGGGGATGATACTATTGCAACAAATCCTAAAGTAGCTTGGTTTATAGATGATGCAAGTGGAGTTAAAACAGCTACGGCTTTTGGATCTGATGTTACTGTAGATGGGTTAATCTCAAGAGGATCACTGCATACTCAGACAAGTACGGTTGCTACAATTAGACTTGAAGGTGGCACAGTAAATAAAACATATAAAATTACCTGTCAAATAACGTCTACACCTTCTGGATTAGTTTCAGAAAGATCTGTTAGATTACGTATTAAGGAAAACTAATATGGCTTATAACTTCTTAGAATTAGTTAATGAAATAAATAGGAGAGTGAATGAAGTAGAGCTAACTACTTCTACTTTTCCTACTGCAGGTGGTTTCTATCAAACGAGTAAAGATGCTGTTAACTCTGCAATTAGGCACATAAACCATGAAGAGTACAACTGGCCTTGGAATCACAGAGAAGAAGAGGAAACTTTATCAGCAGGTATTGCTAGGTATGCTTATCCTGAAGATGCTAAACTTATCAATATGAATAGCTTTAGGATAAAAAGAAATGCTACATTAAATGTAGAAACTAAAAAATTAACTGTAATGGACTATCAAGAATATCTTGACAAATATATTGATCATGAGTATAATACAAGTACTACTATTAGATCAACGCCAAGATACATTGTAAGAAGTCCAAGCCAAGAGTTTATATTTATACCTTGTCCAGACAAAGCTTACGAGGTAGTTTATGAATACTATCAAAATCCTGTATCATTAACTTTAAATACTGATGTGCCTACTATACCAAAAGAATTTCAACATGTTATTGTTGATGGTGCAATGTTTTATACCTATCAGTTTAGAGGTGATGTGCAGGCAGCTCAACTCTCCCAACAAAAATTTGTAGAAGGTATTAAATATATGAGGAGTCTTTATATTAATAGGTATGATTATCTAAGATCCTCTATGATTGTTTCCTCTAATGGTGTTATTAGTAATACAAGGTTAGCATAATGGCAACAGATTGGCAGACATTTCCTCTAGAGTTTAAAGGAGGATTAATTTCAAATCTAAGTCCTTTACAGCAGGGAACTAATGCTATTGGAAGTGCTACTATTTTAGAAAATTTTGAACCTTCTTTAGCAGGTGGTTACGAAAAAATAATGGGCTTTCAAAAATTTAATACTAGTGCTGTGCCTACAAGTGGTAACGTACAGTGCATATCATTAGTTAGTAATAACTATACTGCAGTTGTTGTTCGTAATGACAAGTATCATGTTGTAACTTCAAGTGCTATAACTCAAGCTCATGCTGATAATGCAACTAACTATGCTGCAAGATCTGCACTATCAGGTGCTAAAGTTAGATTTACTCATTACAATTTTGGTGCAGGAGAAAAAACAATATTTGTAGATGGTGTAAATGCTCCTGCTTATTATGATGGATCTCAATCAGCAGGTAGTTCTGTAACTTTTGCAAATGCTTCTGCTTCAGCTATTGTGCCAGTTGTAGGTTCAAGTCATGTTGTAGAGTTTAAGAATCATTTAGTCTTTGGAAAAGGTAATAAAGTTATTGTAGGAGAAATAACTAGTGACTCTAACTTTACAGGATCTGATGCATTAGAAATAAATGTAAAGTCTAGTATTACTGGACTCATTGTTTTTAGAGAACAACTTATAGTTTTTACTAAAAATAGTATTCAAAAAATGACAGGTGTTGGAGTTACAGATTTTAAACTAGCTCCTATTACAGAAAATTTAGGTTGTATTAAACCAGATACAATACAAGAAGTTGGTGGTGATATTTTATTTTATGCACCAGATGGAATTAGATCACTTGCTGCAACTGAGAAGATAGGTGACTTTGGGTTAGAGGTTGCATCTAAACCTATAAAGAAAGATATAGATGGACTATCAGGAACTTCTTTTGATTCGTATGTTATTAGAGAGAAGGGTCAGTACAGATTATTAGCTTTTAGTGCATTTACAGTTAACGAGTCAGAAGGTTTAATAGCTACAAAATTTGTAGATCAAGGTGGTGCAGGTTTAAATTGGTCTAAAACAAAAGGTATTAAATCTTATGTATCTGACTCTCGTTATTATGGAGAAGCAGGTAGTGTAGCGGAGATGATTCTTTTTGCTCATACTGATGGATACATATATCAAGGGGAAGCAACAAGTGCATTTGATACTGCTAATATAAAAGCTATATTTGAATCACCTTTTATGCCTATTAACGATCCGACTATTAGAAAAACATTTTACAAGTGTGGTTTATATTTAGATCCTAGTGGTGCTATCTCTTTGTCTTTAAATATAAAATATGATCAGGGAGAAGCTTCTATTATTCAACCACCTCCAGTATCTGTTGTTACAACAGGAACAGGGCTTACTTTTTTTAACTCAATAGCATCAACTTATGACTCAGATAAATATAGTGCTGACTTTAATAAGTTATACAATAATGCTGTGGTTGGCTCTGGTAAAACAGTGGCTATAAGAATTGAAGAAGAATCAGTTAATCCATCATTTAGACTTGATACGGCTGTATTAGAATACAGTGCTGAAACAAGACAATAGGAAGGGAAGACAATGGGTAATACATATCAAGTTAGAACAGTATCTCAAAATGGTGTTGGATTACCTGCATCTGGAGGTGTTATAAAAGAAGAACATCTTAATGATGAGTTTACTTCTATTATAGCTGCATTTAATTCTAGCACTGGACACTCTCACAATGGTTCAGACAGTACAAGGGTTGCTACGCTTGGAGCTAACCAAGAGCTACAAACTACTACAACAAGTATTTTTCCCGGTACAACAACAATAGATGTTGGTACAACAGGATCAAAATTTAGAGATGGTTTTTGGAGTGGATCTGTTAAAGCAGATACGGCTGTTCAAACTCCTTTAGTAACAGACACTAGTGGTAATGAAGCACTAAAGATTACAGCTACAGGAAGTGCTGTTAACGAATTTACTATGGCTAACTCTGCTACAGGAAATCCAATAACTCTATCTTCTACTGGTACAGATTCTAATGTTGGCATAACAGTAACGCCTAAAGGAACAGGCACTCTCACACTTAATACAAATACTATCAGTATTGGTAAGGGTGGTGATGTAGATATAGCTTTAACATTCAATGCTAATACATCTGATGGTGTACTAACATGGATGGAAGATGAAGATTATTTTAAATTCTCTGATGATGTACTAATAGATGGTACTGAAAAAGTACAATTTAGAGACACTGCTTTAACTATTCATTCTAGTACAGATGGTCAACTTGATATCAATGCTGATACAGAACTTGCAATAACTGCACCAACTGTAGATATTGATGCATCAACTGCTGTTCTTATTAGTAATGATCTCAAGCTTAACAGTGATGATGCTGTACTAGGTTTTGGTGCTAGTAATGACACTACTTTAACTCATACAAGTGGTACAGGATTAACTCTTAACAGTACCAATAAACTTACCTTTGGTGATGCAGCTTCATTTATACAGCAATCTTCTAATGGAGTTCTTCGTATAGATGGAGAAGCTACAATAGATCTTAATGCATCTACGGCTGTAACAGTGAGCAATGATTTAAAGCTAGATAGTGATGGCAGTATTATTACATTTGGTGCAGGTGATGAAATAACTCTTACTCATGTTCACGATGCAG